AATTCTTCAATTGAATTATATTGTGATAAATGTGACTATGTTGCTAAAAGAAAATCTGATTTAGCAAAACATTTTAACAGCAAAAAACACAATGATACATTAAATGATACATTAAATGATACAAAAAAATCTAACTATCCTTGTATGTGTGGAAAAATATATAAATTTCATTCTGGATATTATCGTCATAAAAAAAAATGTGATTTTATTGAAAATAAAGAAACAAATAATGATATTTCAAATACTCAATTGACAATATCAAATGAGACAATAATACAAATATTAAATGATAATAAAGAATTAAAAAATATTATATTTCAACAGCAAAATCAGTTAATAAAACAACAAGAACAAATAAGCGAACTTATACCAAAGGTAGGCAATAATAATAATAATAATACACAAAATAATAAGTTTAATATTAATGTATTTTTAAATGAGCAATGCAAAGACTCAATAAACTTAAGTGATTTTATAAAATCATTACATGTTACATTGGAACAATTAGATTTTACAAAAAAAAACGGATTAGCAGATGGAATAAGCAAAACAATAATAGACAATATGAGTAAATTGAGTATATACGAGAGACCAATGCATTGTACTGATACAAAGCGGGAGACACTTTACATTAAAGAAGACAATGCATGGTCAAAAGATAAAGCCAAAGAAAAAGTAAAGAATGTAATAAAAAAAACGTCTTCAAAAAATTACAATGCACTAATGGATTGGAAAATGTTAAATCCAGATTTTATGAAGAACGAGGATAAGACTGATTATTTTACAAAAACAATATCAACAATAGGGAAATCTACGGATTCTATAGATGAAAAAGTAATTAAAAAATTATGTAAAGAAACGTATATAAAAGATAATATGTGTTAAAATTTATAACAATGTTTTATTCTTATAAATTTTAATTTTTTTATATATTTTCTAGTTTTTTACCTTCTTTTTTCCATATGGTTTAGCACTTTTTATTTTTGTTTTTTGTTTTTTTTTGCCTTGTTTTGCAGTTTGTTTTGCAGGTGATTTTTTTGCTTTTTTTGCTTTTTTTGTTTGATTTGTTTTATTTTTATTCTCCTTATTTTCTAAATTTTTCTTATCATTTTCAAATGGAACATATCTTAAAAAATGTATTTCATATTCTTTTGTTCCCTTTTTGAAGCCCTTTTCAATTAAATTTTTAAATTTATTTGCTTTTTCAGCCCGTATATCTTCAAGAGTTTTTTGTTTTCCAATACAATTTATACTAAATCTTTTTAATAATCCTTTTTGTTCAAGTCTATTTTTTAATTGAACTTTAAATAAATATTCAGACATACATAATAATCTATTTTCATCAAAATAAGGACGATCAGCATAAATAAATATTAAATAAAAATATAACATGGTATCAATTGATGCAACTTTAATTTTTTGATTGTCAATATAAATTAAATTATAACTGTGACACGCTTCTGCTTTATAAATAATAGCAATCGTATCTCTATTTATAACTACTTCATAATGTTCAGCTACATATTCACCAATTGCTGGTTTTTTATTAATTTTAATATTATTAAAACCTTCATAATTTAATTGTTCTTTTAATATTGTAGCACTTTGTTCTGGTTCATCAGACAATATATCAAAATCAGGTATAGAATTTATTACTCTTTTTTCTTTGCGTGGCATATATTTCCCATATAAACTTGCCGCATAACCACCGAAAAATACTAATCCTTGATTAATAAAACTTTGTTTGCTTAATTCGTAAATAGCATTTCTTTCTTCAATAGGACCTTCATATGTTCGTTGAAAATCCTGTCTTACACATTGTTCTCCTTTTAATGGATAATTTTTATTTAATAATAACAATCTTTTTAATACTTTTTCCCATCTAGAAACATCTCCCATAGGTCTAGATAATTCTTGATACATAGCCATACGTAAAAAATTAGGAGGGCAATAACCTATGCCATTAACTTTAATACATTTTTTATGTAAATTATTAAAAAGATGATGATCTAATTGTGTAACATCAGCAATTGGAATAAAATTAACAAAAACTTTATATGTTCCGCTATGAACACCTGATTTTGCTTCGACTTCCTTATATCCTTCTTTATAAAAAATGTCTGCAATTTTTTTGGCATCTTCAAGTGCATTTGCAGTAAAAAAATCATAATCAGGTATTTCTACATCTTTATTATAGAAGCGAAATTGTTCGGGTAATATATTATTAATTGCTGTTCCGCCGTAACATAAAATTTTGTGTGTACGTAAATAATGTTCTAATAAAGAAATAATTTTTTGTATATCTTCACTTTGTGCTATTTTTTTACCCATTATTTCCCCTGCTTCATCAACTGCATCTCTTAATATTTGTAATTCTTTTTCTTCAAATGATTTATAATCCATAATTAAACTAAACAATATATAATATATTAAAATATTATATATTATTTGTATTGATAGTAATAATTTTTAATTAAGTTATTATTTTATTTTACATTGTTTAGTAGTATCATCAAAACCTTTACCTAAAATTTCACAAAAACTGGCATCAACTTTTGTATTCCCACCGAGTTCATAAATTTTTTCATATTCTGGGTCGTTTTGATCTGATTCTATTAAATTTGGTGGTTTCAAAATAATTGCTCGGAGTGCCTCACCATTAATGTTATTTATATTTTCAATAAACATAATTTTATTATAATGAATTAATTGATTATCTACGTTTTGGAATTTCATTGCAATAAATTGACAGCCATTATTATATGCTTTTGTCCAATCATAATTTTCTATATTATTATTTAAATCGGGTAATACTATAAATAATGATTTTTTTGTTTGGGCTTTTAATAAAGCATTATTATCGCCTGCAGCAAGCAATGTTTGATATCTTAATAATCCTAAATTTGGACCACCAGATTGTAAATTGACATAATCTATTAAGTCAGTTTGCTGAACATTAACATAGTTTTTGGCATTTACCATAATAATATATTTGTTTTGTAATTCATTAATGTTTGACATTACTAATTTTTCTTCTCTTATTCTGCATCTATTTTGATTTTGATCATTATTATTAAATAAAACACTTTTAATAAGAATCGCCATTTTTTTATATATGTTAATGTTATCGCTCATTATTCTAAAATGTAAAAATAATGGATCACCATGATTATCTATTTTATTAGAATGATTTTCATTTTTTATTATATTTAATACATCTTGAAATTTCATAAAATTATATGTTTCTTTTATCGAATTGTTATTAGCAGTTGATGCAGCAATAATTGGGTCATTATTATAAGAATATATTTCAAAATCTAAACAACGCGCGCCTTGATAAATACATTTTCTAAGAGCACATCCATCAACCCAATTATTTTTATATCCATCAACACAACAACAATTATACGCAGTTTTTATAAAGAAATTTTTTACTAATATTTTCAGTTTATTGTCTTCATTAACTGGAATAGGCAAAGCAGCAGTATCTGTTCTTAAATCGTTGCCTTCTTTATATATTGAATTTATTCTTACACAACTTCTTGACTTATTGCTTAATGTGTTATATATCCAACTTAAAACGGAAAATAATATAAAAAAAATTATTATAAATGTTATAATAACTACATTATTTTCACCACCTATTAATTTATCAAATTTTTTAGTAGCAATATTTTTTATATCATTTAATCTTGTATTCATATTATTTTCTGTCATTATTTATTAATTAAATTATATATATATTATTATTTAATATAGATTTAATAAAAAAAATAATATATATATTAATATAGTGTTTTAATAATGGCTGGTGGTTTATTAAATTTAATTGCAATTGGAAATCAAAATATAATTTTAACAGGGAATCCTAGTAAAAGCTTTTTTAAATCTAAATATGTTAAATATACAAATTTTGGATTACAAAAATTTAGAGTTGATCAAACTGGTAATCAAGAATTACAAGTTTCTAGTCCAACAACATTTAGTTTTAAAATACCAAGATATGGTGATTTATTAATGGATACATATTTGGGTATAACCTTACCAAATATTTGGAGTCCAATTTACCATTATACTTCTGCAGATTTTTCTCAAACAATAAGTGGAGAATATAGACCATACGAATTTCAGTGGATTAAAAATATAGGCAGTCAATTAATAACAGAAGTTCAATTTACATTCAATGGTCGTTTAATTCAATCATATAGTGGTTCATATATACAAAATGTAGTTGAAAGAGATTTTGATGCTAATAAAAAAGAACTATTTAATTTAATGTCTGGAAATACAAGTTATCTAAATGATCCTGCTAATTATGCTAATAGAAATAATAATTATCCTAATGCATTTAATTATAAAGACACAATAGATCCAAGTGGAATAGAACCTTCAATAAGACAAACACAATTATATATTCCAATAAATAGTTGGTATAGTATGGCTTCTACGATGGCATTACCATTAATATGTTTGCAATATGATGTATTAGAAATTAAATTTATTTTGAGACCAATTATAGAATTATATACAATTAAAAATGTACTATATGATATTAGTGCCAATACTGAAAATATATACCCTTTAACTTATAATGAATTCCCAAGAATACAACCTATATCAATAGATGATAGAGCATTTGGTTTTTTTAGATTTATTCAAGAACCACCAATAAGAGATATAAGTTTTGGTTATAAATATGTAGATAAAATAATGAAATTTAATGGAAAAATACATTTAATAACAACCCAATGTTTTTTGGGAGACGAAGAACGTAGATTATTTGCAAATAATAAGCAAGAATATTTGATTAAATTAGTATATGAACACAAAAAAGAATTAACTCAAAATAATGGAAAAATTACATTTGATAGTAATGGGTTAGTATCAAGTTGGATGTGGTATTTACGACGTGATGATGCAAAAGAACGCAATGAATGGTCAAATTATACTAATTGGCCATATGAAAATAAAGAACCAAATAATTTACAATTATTAGATATAAGTAATAATGGAACATCAGAATTTATATATTATAATAGTCATATAAATAATGTCAATTATAATCTGGGTGATAAAAAATACTTAAACTCTAACTTAAATTCGGATTTAAATTTATTAGAAGAACTGAAACAAATATCAGATTTATCAAAAAATATTTATATAACAGGAAATGTACCAGATGATTTTAGTCAAAAAAATCATAAAAATATTTTAACAAAATTCGCAATAATTGTTGATGGTAAATATAGGGAAGATGATTATCCAAGCGAATTATATAGTCAAATAGAAAAATATAATACTTCCAATGGTTATAGTAAAGAAGGATTATATTGTTATAATTTTGCATTATCTACTGATCCATATAAATATCAACCAAATGGAGCATTCAATACAAATAAATTTAAAACAATAGAATTTGAATATAATATTGGTATTAATCCTCCATTGGATAGAGACAATGTTGATTTCAGAACAATTTGTGATCCAGAAACAGGTGTAATAATTGCTACTTCAAAAGACCCGGGGTCAATTTATAAATATAATTATGAGTTACATATAATAGAGGAACGTTATAATATATTAAAATTCCAAAGTGGAACAGCAGATTTAGAATATTCCCGATAATTATTTATTTTCTATTCTTAATTTTAATATATTAAATTTTAATATTTTTAATATATTAAATTTTAATATTTTTAATATATTATAAAACGATGGTTCATTTGAGTAACCCAACAATGATAGGTATAATGATTTTTTATTCAATATTAACATTTTTCAT